CATACACAGATGATGTAGCAGAAATCATCAATAATAACTGTGTAACTTGCCACCGTCCTGGTGGTGTAGGCCCAATGAGTTTTGAAACTTACGAACAAGTCAGACCTTGGGCACCTCTTATTCAAATGCGAGTAGCTAACAGAGAAATGCCTCCGTATGCTTACGACCAACACATAGGCATACAAGACCTAGAAGGCGATTGGCGACTCTCCCAAGAACAGATTGATACTGTAGTAGCATGGGTAAATGCAGGTTCGCCTTACGGTGATACTGACATTGTTCCTCAGATCCCTGAAATGCCTGACCCTGACCAGTGGAGATTCTCTCCGTTGTTTGGTCAGCCAGATACAATCGTAGCATCAAGTCCTTATGACATTCCTGCAAACGGAAATGATTTATGGAGTAAGGAAATTGTTGACTCAGGTGTAACAGAGAGTAGATGTATCAAAGCTGTACAAGTAAAACCACGAGGTGATGCGGCTGCTGTAGTGCATCACGCTAACTCTAGTTTCCTCACTGAAGAAGGCCGTGAAGGTCAACTCACTGAGTATGCTATGGGTAAGTGGGGTGAAATAGTACCACAAGGTGTTTGTCGCACATTCCCAGCAAACGCACAAGTATTATGGGACATTCATATGTTTCCTGGGGGTGTTGGTGCCACGGCAAATGGAGATATGATAGAAGATAACGTAGTGGAGATAGGTATTTGGTTCCATGAAGATGAAACTGATCTCAACTACAAGCAGGACTTAGCATTGTATCCCCTACGCATGGGTTATGAGAATGGGCACTTGATTGTTCCTCCTCATGGCTATGCAATGACTCAGGGCTTTCATAGCTTTGACCACCCTGTCCGTATTGATAGTTTTCAACCACACGGACATTTGCGTATGAACGCAGCCAGTTTAGAGATTTATTATCCTGAGACAGGACGTACAGAACCTATAAGTCAGATTTCAAACTGGTCAGCAACGTGGCATCACAGTCACATATACGCAGAAGATGTAGCACCTCTTGTTCCAACAGGTGCTGTATTAGTAATCAAGCAGTGGTATGACAATACTGCTGATAATCCTAACAATCCTGATCCTGATATGTGGGTAGTAGATGGCAGTAGAACGGGTGACGAGATGTCGCATGCGTGGATAGCTGTGACTCATTTAGACGAAGAAGGATATGAAAAGATTTTGGAGGAGAGAAATGCAAAAGCTATTATTGCTAGCTCTGACGATTAGTACAACAGCATTTGCACAAGATTATGCTGATGATGTAGCTCCTATTCTCATTGAACAATGTCAGGCCTGCCACAGGGAAGGTGGCATAGCGCCTTGGGCTATGAGCAATTATCAAATTGTTCAAGGCTTTGCTCCTGCAATGAAAGAAGCTATTTTAACTAAACAAATGCCGCCTGGACAAATTGATCGTAAGTATGCAGGCGTTATTGAAAATCACAGAACTCTTAGCGAACGTGAAATTGAAACATTGGTGAGCTGGATTGATGCAGGTGCACCTGTTACTGGTGATAGAGACCCATTGACTGAGACGGTTTATTCTACAAGCGAATGGGTAAACGGTGAACCGGATATGATTATAGAAGTACCTCCTCAGGAGATACCTGCTGTCGGTACTCTAGGTCCCAATGCTATTCCTTATCGTTATACTAGTGTGGACTTGGGATTGACAGAAGATAAATGGTTGCGTGGCTCAGAATTTCTACCATCAGAACCTACTGTCATGCACCATATGCTCAATACTGTATCACTACCAGGTGAACGCAGCATGAACTTGCTTGGCGCATCAGGCGAAGGCCAAGGCAACATGGACTACGCACAAATCAGTGCTTATGTTCCCGGAGGCACACCTGACTTTTATGATGAGAACACTGGAGGTTTGTTACGTGCAGGTAGTGTTGTAAACTTACAATTACACTATACACCAGACGGTACGGCACGTACTGACAAAGCACGTATTGGATTGTACTTCCATGACGAGGGTGTTGTGCCAGAGGAAAGAATGGCAGGAGACTGTGCTTGTATCTTTCCTAACACATGGACAAACATTCCTCCATACGATCCAAACTTTGTACAGACAGCAGAAATCACATTACAGAACGATATAAACTTACATACTTTTTTACCTCATATGCACTTTAGAGGTAAGAGTATGAGAGCAACAGCATACTATCCTGACGGCACTTGGGAAGAACTTATTGACATCCCACGTTATGAGTATGCTTGGCAACTGTCATACACATGGAAAGAACCTAAGTTTATACCTAAAGGAACACGATTGTTTGTTGAGGGCGCATTTGACAATTCAGCAGACAATCCAATGAATCCTGACCCAAGCAGAGAAGTACCTTGGGGACAGATGAGCGAGGATGAAATGTTCTTTGGAGCATTTACTTGGAAGAACTTGTAAGTGTACGGTGGCCTTCCTTTATTTCTGACATTTTGTATGATCCTTATCGTTGTCGATACGGCCATACACGTAATGATTCAGATGTATTTCGAAGGCCACCCTGCATTTAATGCTTGACAAGTCTTAAAATATCGTTTATTATATATAGTACGGAAAGTAGCACTATACGTTACTTTCCTATACACACCAGTATACAACCAACGATTAAAAATGCCCACAAGGCAAGGACTTGAAAAGAAAATGAGAAAGCGCGACTACACCTTAGCAGCAGTACAGTCTTTAACAACCGTATTTTTAGCATTTGCTCTACCAGCAGTTATTATATATGCTAACAGCGGTTTCTAAATTAGCAATAATTTATATTCTGTTTTGTATCCATTTATCTGTAAACAATGACTTTGTACCTAGACTTACAGGTATTATAAATAGTAGATACACACAAGGTAACTACTATGGCATACACCCCCACAGCTAATATATCAGAAGCTACATTTGATGCAGGCAACCCTAGTGAACTTGATTACTTAAAACCCAATGGGTTTCGTTTTCAGGTTCACAACCTGCCAAATGTTTCTTTCTTTTGTCAATCAGCAAACATACCTGACATTACTTTAGGTGAAGCTCAGGTACAAACCCCACTAGTAGATTATTTTCAACCAGGTGAAAAACTAACTTTCGGTTTGTTGAATATACGTTTTCTTATTCAGGAAAACATGGCCAATTATTCAGAGTTATATAACTGGCTAAGAGGCATGGGTAATCCTGAAACCACAGAAGAATACACAAACTATTTACAGAAACAACTGTATAGATTCCCAGGCAAAAATACAGCAACTACTATTGAAGGATTGTTTAGTGATGCAAGTTTGTTTGTATTAGACTCAAACGACAATCCTTCAATAGAGATAATATTTCAGGACGCTTTTCCTACAGCATTAAGTGGATTAGATTTTGATTTGACTGACTCAGAGTATTTCATAGGGCTAGCATCATTTAGGTACAGACAGTATAAGATAAACTCGTTATAAATATTATTATATTATTATAGGTATATTATGATTACATTGAATGAACTGCAAGAGGAGTGGAAGTCCGATTGCAAGATTGATGAACTAAATCTAGGCAGTGAATCTGCAAAGACACCTGAACTCCACTCTAAATATCTAAACTATCTCACTACTTTTAAACTACAGCTACGTAAATACGAAGCGCAAATGCTATCCCTACGTAGAATTAAGAGTAGATACTTTAGAGGTGAACTGAGCAAAGAAGAATTAAATGATTTAGGTTGGGAGCAATACTTAGGCAACCAGCCACTGAAACAAGAAATGCAAGAAGTATTAGACAGCGATCCTGATGTTATAAAAATCATGGACAAAGTAGAGTATATACGTGCTTGCTTGTATCAGTGTGAGTATATAATGAAGTCACTAAATAGTAGAACATGGGACATAAAAAATACTATTGAATGGACAAAGTTTAGTAACGGATTGATGTGATAAAAGTTAGCAAAAAGAATGAAGTACATCTTAAGATAGAAACAGAGCCAGGTATATCACAAGAGCTTAATGATTTCTTCACGTTTGATGTACCAGGTGCTCGTTTCATGCCACTGTACCGTAGTCGTATGTGGGATGGCAAGGCACGTTTGTATAATATGTACAGGCAAGAACTATACGTAGGGCTTCTGCCTTACCTAAAAGAGTTTGCTGACACTTTAGAATACCCGCTAGAAATAAACATAGAGGACATAGGTGATCCTCTATCAACGCAGTACATAGAAAATTTTGCTAAGAAACTAAAACTGCAAAGCGGAGGCAAAGACATTGAAATTAGAGACTATCAGGTCGAAGCTGTTAAACACGCTATCAACAATGGGCGAGCGCTTCTCCTGTCTCCTACTGCATCCGGTAAGTCACTTATCATTTATAACCTTATCCGCTATCATCAGCATCTTAACAGAAAGCAGCTCATTATCGTACCAACAACATCTCTCGTTGAACAAATGTATGGTGACTTCCAAGACTACGCAACCGCAGACGATTGGGCTGTGTCCGAGAACTGTCATAGAATATATGGCGGCAAAGAAAAGTCAAACGAATATCCTATAACTATATCTACTTGGCAATCTATATACAAGTTTCCTAAGTCTTGGTTCGATAAGTTTGATGTTATCTACGGAGACGAAGCACATCTATTCAAAGCAAAATCTCTTACAACAATACTAGACAAATGTGTCAATGCAAAATACCGTATTGGCACAACAGGCACACTTGATGGAACAAAGACCCACAAGTTAGTGTTAGAGGGTGTATTCGGTCAAGTAAAGAAAGTTATTACTACAAAGAAACTGATGGACACTAATCAAGTTGCCGATCTAAACATTGTTGCTATGGTATTAGATTATCCTGATGAAGATAGAAAAGCAGTAAAGGGCATGACATATCAGGAAGAAATGGATTGGCTTGTGACTAATCATAGACGTAATATAGTTATACGCAATCTATCTATTACACAGGAAGGCAACACACTTGTATTGTTTCAGTTTGTAGAGAAACATGGGAAAACTCTACACGATATGATTTCAAAAAAGTGTCCGGACAGAAAAGTATTTTTTGTATTTGGTGGTACTGATACAGATACGAGAGAACAGATACGTGCTATCACAGAGAAAGAAACAGATGCTATTATAATAGCGTCATATGGGACTTTTTCTACAGGCATAAATATTAGAAACTTACACAATATTGTTTTTGCTTCACCGAGTAAAAGCAAAATCCGAAACTTACAGAGTATTGGTAGAGGGTTACGTAAAGGGGATAACAAAGTCTCATGTAACTTGTTTGATATTGGTGATGACTTACAATGGAAGTCAAAGAAAAATTATACGTTAATACATATGGTTGAGCGTATTAAATTATACAATGAAGAAAAATTCAAATACAAGTTAGTAAGGATACCTATTAATGGAGAATAATTATCAAGTAGTAAGATTGTTAAATAATATGACGGTCGTAGGTAATGTATTGTTTTCACCTGAGGATGTTTTGATTCAGTATCCTTTGGAAGTATATTCTAGGCCTGTTGAAGATGGTAATGGTAAAGTGGTAGGAGAGCACATGGTGCTACGTCCTTACTTAGTTATGACACAGGATACTGAAATAGTTATAGATACCTATAATGTTTTATGTTCCTCTAAATTAGATACTAGGTTATTTCGCTCTTATGAGGAAATGGTTGAAAAGGTTTACAAAAAAAATATTGAATTTGAAGGGGACTTTTTTAAAGAAGAACCTGAACAAGAAATGACAAAGGAAGAAGCAGAGTATTTGAGCGAAGTATTAGAGAACTTTTTAGAGAAGGATAAGATAGTACATTAGTCCTTTAATGCCTACAGCACAAGTATAACAACTAGAAGAATCCGTGTCAAGCATTTTGTGGCGCTTGACAAAATAAATTTTTAATTATATAATGGTATTATTATGAGTAAAAGTACAGCACATTACATTGACAACAAAAAGTTTTTTCAGGCCATGAAGGACTGGAAGGACGAAATCAACGCTGCTGAAGAAGCAGGTAATCCTAAACCTCAGTGTACAAACTACTTGGGCGAATGTTTTGTTAAGATCTCAAATCATTTGGCCTATAAGTCTAACTTTGTAAACTATACTTTCCGGGACGAAATGATACTTGACGGCATTGAGAACTGTTTACGATATGCTGACCGTTTCAACCCTGAAAAATCCAACAACCCTTTCGCATACTTCACACAGATTACATACTATTCTTTTGTGCGTAGAATTAAGAAAGAGGCCAAACAATCTGAAACTAAACTCAGATATTTACAAAGCATTGACCTCCAACAACTACTAGATGAGATCGAAGGTGACTCTGGCAACTATGATTATCTGAACTGGATACAAGAACAGTTAGATGCAAATGCTAAAGAAAGAGAGGATCTCAATAAAACGGCCACAAAAATGCCAAAAAGGCGGCCAAAATATTTTGACGAAAAAGATGAAGAAACACTTGACATTGATGTCTAAATATTATATACTGGTCTTATCTATATTGAGGATAGTATATGAAGGTTCGATATTCCGAAATGTTCTACTCGTTTCAAGGCGAGGCAGAACTAGCAGGCACACCAACAGTCTGGCTTAGATTTTTCGGCTGTAACTTAGAATGTAACGGCTTCGGCCAAGAACAACCCACTGAACCCTCTACATGGAAACTCCCATACAAGGAGTATGACTTGATTGATGTCAAGCGAGTAGAGGATCTTCCTGTATGGGAGTATGGTTGTGACTCATCCTACACA